CGGATCAACTACCACGGCAGGCGTATCTAGCGGCCTGGCCAACACCGACGGCAAACGACAGCAAGGGATCGACTCATCAATACGGGAAGAACAAGTCTGTGATGTTAAAATTAACCGGAGCGGCGAAACTTGCAGCAAATGCAGAAATGACAAAGGGCACTGTATTTGCGTCCTTTCTTGCGTCAATGACGGAGAACACCCCGGCCCGACTAACGGCTTCTGGAGAGATGCTGACTGGCTGTTCTGCCGGGATGGAAAGTGGCGGGCAGTTGAATCCAGCTTTCAGCAGATGGTTGATGGGTCTTCCTCCAGCTTGGGACGAGTGCGCGCCAGCGCCATTAAAGAAATCGAAGGGCAAATAAATGAATGGTCGATCCGACATAAAGCCGACTCAGGCGAAGCATTGCGCAGAGTGTGGGAATCACTTTCAGCGCAAGCGCTTTGCGAGCGGGAGGCTGGAAGATTTAGCGGCCTACAAGCGCCGGCTGTATTGCTCGCTTTCATGCGCCAACTCGCAGACGAAGGGTGGCGATTCGCGCTCAGCATCCCACGTTCAGGCTCGCAAGCACACCCAAAAGTCTTGCGAGTCCTGCGGTTTGACGAAAACGCTGCATGTACACCACTGCGACGAGAATTGGGGGAACAATGCAGTGGAGAACCTGCAGACCCTTTGCGAGAGCTGTCATCGATCTTGGCATATCACGCAACGCAATGCTGGGAAGATGCCGGCTGGGCGAAAGCCGGCGAAGCAAGCTTTCCATTAATTGACGGGGCTGCATCTAGAGCGGGACGCCTGCGCGCCTACGGAAACGCCATCAATGCTGAGGCGGCAACAGTCTTCATCGAAGCCTACCTCGACGTCGAAGCCGAGCGAGCGGGACGCGCTGATCTGAGCGAGTGCCCGTTCTGCGACCACTGGTTCGACCAGGCGCTGCTCGGTCGCTACGGGTGTCCCAACTGTGAAGGCGAGGGGCTCGACGACGAGCTCATCTAGGAGCGCATCATGAACGAGAAGTGGGACAGCAGGTTTCTCAACCGCGCGGTCGAGGTGGGGCGCTGGTCCAAGGACCCCTCGACGCGCGTCGGGGCGGTGATCGTCTCCGGCAAGCGTCAGGTCAGTGAGGGCTACAACGGCCCCCCGGCGGGGCTGCGTGATGACGACACGATGCCCCGTGAGGAGAAGCTGCGCCGCACGATCCACGCCGAGGAGAACGCCCTGCTGTTCGCCGGCCGGGACGTTGCCGGTTGCACGCTTTACGTCACCCACCCGCCGTGCGGCTCCTGCGCGGCGAAGGTGATCCAGGCGGGCATCACCCGGGTCGTCTACCTGGCGCCAAGTGACGAGTTCGTGATCCGCTGGCACCCGGAGATGGCCAGCGCCCGTGCGATGTTCGAGGAGGCCGGCGTGCAGGTCGACATCCCTACAAGGCTGTCCCTCTGGGAGAGCGCATGAGCCCCACCGGGCGGCGTCCGCACCCCACGGGCTGGACGAAGTGGACCCATCGCGAGCAGGGCGGTGACTACACCTTCCTGACTGTGGCGCGGGGCACCGGTGAGGACCACGGCGTCGAGTTCGCCTATTACCTGGGCCTCGACCAGGGCAGCGGTACGCTCCGCACGTTTGTCCGGCGTCTCGAGGAGTGGCACCGGGTCATGACCCCGCTCGATGACGACGGGCTAGACGATCTGATCTAAGTCAGTGTACCTTTCAGTTGAGGTAACAACCGCCGGTGGGTCGGTGATAACCCGTTAGCCAGAGTGGCGTCCTTGCATTGGCGTCTTCTCCTTGTGCCGGTACGGGGGCCACCGGTGGCGAGATCGGCCCCCACCAGATTTCTCACGGCCAGCGCCGAAGGAGGTGGTCCTTATCTGCCAAGGGTCAGACGCCGCGAGGCGATAGCCGACACCAGCGCCCGGGCCCCACCCGGGCGTCCTTGTCTCTGCGGTTTAATTCATCTATAAGTTGAAAAGTCACCCACCCGTGAGCAAGAATGGTGACTTCGTGTTCAAGGAAACCCACCCCATGGCCAGGCCACGCAAGACACGCGATGACGACGATCTGATTGGCGGCCCGGGCGCCGGTGTCGAGATGGCACCGTATCCCGGTGAGGGGGAGCCCCTGCCGCCGCCGGCCATGGACCTCGTCGACATCTATGGCGGCGTCAGCGCGAACTGGCTGGCGCAGATTTTCGGCAGCGATGTGAAGACCATCAAGAAGAAGCTGGCCCGCGCCGAGGGCGTGCGCGTCGGCACCGGCCGCGGCGGTATCGCGCTGTATAACATCGCCACGGCGGCGGCTTACCTGGTCAGGCCGAAGATCGACTTGATCCAGTACGTCAAGGGGCTGCGCCCCAACGACCTGCCGCCGATCCTCAACGACAGCTACTGGGCGGCGATGCTCAAGCGCCAGAAATGGCAGGAGAACGCCGGCGACCTGTGGCGCACCGAGGACGTGGTCGCGGTGTTCGGCGACGTGGCCTTCATGTTCAAGACCACGGCCCAGCTGTGGGTCGAGGATTTAGACCGCCACCACGGCCTGAGCCCCGAGATGCGGGCCACCATCACCCATCAGGTCGACAATCTGCTCGAGCAGGTTCACGAGAAGATGATCGACCTGCCGAAGGCTCGCCACACGCGCAGCTCGGCGACGGAGGAGGGGGCTGTCCCCGACCAGCAGCCCAAGCCCGAAAGCCCGGAGGGCGTCGACATTGTATGACTCCATTGAACAGATGGTCTCGGCGGCGGCCAGCGGCATCCGGCCGCCCGAGCGTCTGACGGTGGCCGAGGCCGCCGAACGCTACCGCTACCTGAACAACCCGGGCTCTTACGTCGGCTATTGGGACAACACTTTCGCCCCGTACCTGGTGGAGTTCATGGACACGCTGACCAGCAGCGACTACACCGGGGCGGTGTTCGCCGGACCGGCAAGGACAGGCAAGAGCGATGTGTTTTTTAACTGGTTGGCGTACACCGCGGTCTGCGATCCGGCGGACATGATGATGGTCCACATGACCATGTCGGTCGCCCGCGACTGGAGCCAGAAGGACCTGCGGCGCGCCTGGCGCCATTCCAAGGCGCTGGGCAAGACGGTGGCCCCCGGTCGGCATAACCAGTCGACCCACGACATCCGTTTTCTCTCGGGCATGCACCTGCTGGTCAAGTGGCCGACGATCACCGAGCTCTCGGGCAAGACCGTGGGCCGCAACTGGATCGCCGACTACGACCGGATCAGCGCCAGCATCGACGACGAGGGGTCGGCGTTCAGCCTGACCTCGAAGCGTGCCGAGACCTTCCGCCGTTACGGCATGACGGTCGCCGAGAGTTCGCCCGGTTTCGACATCATCGACCCCAAGTGGTCGCTGCCCAAGGCCCGGCCTCACGAGGCGCCCCCGGTAGGCGGTGGCGTACTGGCGCTCTACAACCAGGGTGACCGGCGCCGCTGGTACTGGCGCTGCCCGGGCTGCGCGAAGCCGTTTGAACCGGACTTCAAGTTGTTCCTGATCCCCGACAGCGCCGACCTGGTGGAAGCCGCCGAGGCGACGGTGATGGAGTGCCCGCACTGCACGCATCACATCTGGCACGACGGCATGCACGGTGAGCCGGGCAAGCACGAGCTCAACCAGACGGTACTGGGCAACGCCAAGTGGGTGAAGGAGGGGCAGTTGTGGCTGCCCCGCTCAGGGGACGACGCCGCCGTGCAGGGCCGCCTCGAGGGCCGGGGGGTTCGCTCCGACCTGGCGGCCTTCTGGCTGAAGGGGCCCGCCGCCAACTTCGCGACCTGGCGCGACGTCGTGCTCAAGTACTTGCAGGCACAAGAGGTCTTCCAGCGTACCGGTGCCCAGGAGGCGCTGAAGACCACCATCAACACCGACCAGGGCCTGCCCTTTCTCCCGGCAGGGATGGAGCACGGGCGCCTGGCGGAGGACGTGCGGGGGATGGCGGAGGACGTCGGCGAGGGGACGGTGCCCGCGCATGTGCGGTTCCTGGTGGCCACCATCGACGTGCAGAAATCGCGTTTCGAGGTGCAGGTCCATGGCCTCGGCTACGGCGGCGATGTGACCGTCATCGACCGCTTCGCGATCCGCAAGTCCCGGCGCCTGGACGAGGACGGCGAGCGTGAACCGCTGCGGCCGGCGTCGTATGTCGAGGACTGGGACCTGCTGATCGACCAGGTGATGCTCAAGACGTACCCGCTGGCCGATGGCTCCGGGCGTGAGATGCGCATGCGCATGGTCGGCTGTGACTCCGGCGGCTCGGCGAGCAAGAAGAATGACAGCAGCACCACCAAGACGGCGTATGCCTTCTACCGGCGGCTCAAGCAGGCTGACGGCGCGGAGATACCCGCGGGCCTGCACCGGCGCTTCCTGCTGCTCAAGGGCGGCTCGACCGCCACTGCGCCACGGGTCAAGATCAGCTACCCGGACAGCGAACGGCGCGACCGCC